GATGATCAAGTTCGTGCCAACGCTGACAGCGTTTTAAACCTTGACCGCGATGCTAACGAGTTTGTTATGCAACGCCTTATGATTCGCAGAGAACGTCAATTCGTTGATACCTACTTCAAGGCCGGAGTATGGGGCAAAGATTATGCTGGCGTTGCTGCTGCTCCCGGTGCTGACCAGTTTATCCAATGGTCCGACTATACCAATTCCGACCCGATTACTGACGTTAAAAATGCCCGGTTATACATCAAGTCAATTACCGGATACAGGCCCAATGTTTTACTGTTAGGCGAGGAAGTTTTTGAGTCGTTAAAGCAACACCCGGACATTATCGACCGCTATAAATACACTCAGGCTGGGGTTGTTACTGTTGACCTTATTGCCCGCTTGTTTGAAGTTGATCGCATCGTTATAGGTGGAGCTATCTACGCAAGCAATGTCGAAGGTGCGACAGATGCCTTTAGTTTTGTGTACGGCAAAAAAGCTATGCTCTGTTATTCGGCTCCGCGTCCGTCCTTGCTGCAACCTTCCGCTGGCTATACCTTCTCTTGGAAGGGTTATCTCGGCAACAACGCATACGGCGTAGCGACTAAGAAATTCCGCATGGAGCAACTTGAGTCTGACCGCATTGAGGGTAGCATGTCTTTTGACCAGAAACTTGTTGCCGCTGACCTTGGCGTATTTTTCGAAACAGCAATAGCATAGGGGTGGAAATATGGAAGTCGTTAACCGACCACTACAACACAATGGAATAATCAGGGACAGGGGAGAGTTACTTGAAACCGAAGCAATGCGTAATACCGTAAAACTTCGGGAACAAAGATACCTCTCCCCCTTCACTGGGGAACATTTGGAATGTTCTGTGTGTGGAAGAAAATTTGCCGATGAGGCTAGTTTTAAGGCACACGCAAAAAAAGAGCATCCAGAGTATAAGAATTGGAAAATGGCTCTTAGAAAAGGGGGCGAAAAAGTTGAATAGGCTAACTAAAGGAAAGGCTTTGGTAGGTGGTATTGATGTTCCGTTAGGAGAATTAAGTATTGCCGGGACCGCTGTAACTGCCTCTGCCGACGAAATTAATATACTTGATGGAGTTACTACATCAACTGAGGAGTTAAATATTCTCGATGGCGTAACTGTAACTGCAGCAGAAATTAACCTAGTTGACGGAAGTGTTGCGGGTACCGCTGTAGCATCGAAAGCACTTGTGCTTGGTGCCAATAAAAATGTTGATGTGCTTGCTGTTGCTGATTTAAAACTTGGTGCCGGTGCTGGAACCTCTGTAACTTCTACTGCAGCAGAATTAAACTTACTTGCTGGAACTGACCGCATTGTGAGGTTTAAGGCTATTTCCCTTGCTGCTGTAGATGATGCCGGTGGTGTGTTTGCGTGGTCCCCCGGTGCCGCTGCACTTATCAAGGATGCGTATATCGACTTAACCACGAAAGCAACTGGTGCCTGTACGCTTGACGTAGGTATTGCAAATGATGGCACTACATTAAGCGATACCCTGATCGACGGACTTGACATAAACTCCGCTACAGGATTATTTAACTCACATCAAAACGGCGGGGTAAATGGTTTACCCTATCGAAGATGTGGTGCCACACAGTATGTAACTGGTTCTGTAGCTTCCGGGGCCAGTGCCGGAATTGTGGGCAATGTGTATATCGAATATATTCTGCTATAAACAGGTGGTGATTGTATGAGTTGGACGTATAGCGGAGATCCTTCCGCTTCAACTATAGATGCAGTTCGTTTCCTTGTTGGTGATACTGATACCGGGGATCAACTTGTGCAAAATGAGGAAGTTTCCTTCGCTCTTGCAAATGAGGGCAGCACAAATATGGCGGCAGCAACTATTTGTCGGGCTATTGCCGCTAGATTCTCCCGGCAGGCCGATAAAACTGTCGGTAAACTGCAAATATCCTTGTCGCAAAAGGCAAAATCTTACCTGGAAATGGCTAACAAACTGGAACTAAAATCTAGCACGTTAGCCATGCCTTATTGTGGCGGTTTATCTATAACGGAAAAAGAAAACAACATACAAGATACTTCCCTACCACAACCCTCTTTTCGAAGGGGGTTGATGGACTATGGAAACTGAATTTTTGGAGTGGCTTAACCAGAACGTGCAAATAGCCGACACAACCACAAATGCTTACGGCGAGGAAGTACCGGGAACTCCGGTAGCTTATGCCGCAAGGGTTGAGTACAACCACACCATGACCCGTAATGACTTAGGGCAAGAAGTCGTAAGCAAGGCACAAACCTATTTAAGCGGCAATGTCCCGGTCACAACTAAAAGTCAAATAACCTTACCGGACGGTAATAAACCGTTAATCCTGAGTGTCGAAGCTAACCCGGACGAAACCGGGACAATTCATCACAAGGTGGTATATACATGACCATTACAATAACCGGAACGCGAGAAATTGAAAGGATATTAAGACAATTAGGTGAACGTGCCCCAAGGGAAGCGGCAAAAGCTCTTTACGAAACAGCAGAAGAAATTATGGCTGACTCAAAGGAAAACTATTGCCCCGTAGATACTGGCAACCTGAGAGGTACTGGCAATGTTCAGCAACCAGCTATCGGGAGGAACGATGTTTCGGTTGAATTGGGTTATAACGCCGACTATGCGGCGGTTGTGCATGAGCTACTAGACGTTTATCATCCGGTAGGTCAAGCGAAATTTTTAGAAACACCGATAAGCCAAACTGACATAACAGGCAAATTAGCCGAAAAACTTAGAAGTGTTATTGACTAAAGGAAGGTGATAATATGGCTGCAGGACAGCAATATGCAAAAAATCTAAACACTGATCAAAGTTTTGTTAAGACCACGGCAATATATGACAGTAGCCTTGACGAATGGTTGATATTGTCAGCTAATGTTGTAAAAACTGAGGGCGGCGTTTTTATTTATCAGAAGGGTACTGACGATGGAAAGGCAAAAGTATCTGCCGAACTAATTGGTAGTACACTTACAGATAGCAATGCTTTATCAGTAAAGATACAACAAGACAGAAAAGTTATAGCCAATGCAGTAGCTTTTACTGATACATCACCAAAAACCTATGATTTAATTACTCATGGCCTTCTAACAGAAGAACAAATTAGAAGAATAAAAGACTTTAAAATATCTATAAACAACACGCATGACCAACCTGCTACAATTGCAGTCTATACAGCTTTTCGCAATATTAGTACTACGGTGGCGGCAACAGGGGGAAAGATATATGCTGAAACAGGAATTGTTGCAGCAACAAGTGGACGTTTGATTCTCCAGTCTGCTGCAGTTGGCACAGGTGCAGATGCTACATTTAAAACAATTCCTGCATTAAGAGGTGTCCATTCAAACATTATTATTGTGGTCAGTTTTGCAATAGCCCCAACAACCGGAAGTATAACAATGGGGGTGGAAATGAATGGATAATAATTTTGAATTAGCTGTAAATTGGGCTTTACAACAACAACAGTATGAAATAGAAGAAGGTGTATTTATTCCTGTTTCAAAAGAAATGCCATTCACAGTAGTTGACAAGGTGAGAAAGTATTTCAACATTAACAATATCGAATATTCTTCCTTTTCCTTTGATGATTTAATACCTTACTTACCCAACTAATGCATCTTCATTAGTTGGTTTAAATTATATCGGTTTCATGTGGGGGGGGATGGAATTGCTCTTAGAAGATGTTGGTGGATATTTGCAAACTCAAGGAGTTGGTACGATTGGCACTGATATTTTTTATGGTTTTATGCCGGACGTACCGGATAATTGTCTTGCTATTTTTGAATATGCAGGTAGTCCCCCTGACCTTCATTGGGGAGGTGAATATCCTGGTTTGCAGGTGCGGGTGAGGAATAAAAGTTATGCAACGGGTAGGACGAAAATAGAACAGGTAAAAAACGCTTTACACGGGTTGGCCGAAACTACACTTGGCGCAACCCGTTATTTATTAGTTAGAGCAAATCAATCCCCGCAAAGTTTAGGTCGTGATGCCAACGGCAGGACAGAGTGGGTTATAAATTTTACTATAATTAAGGAGGTTAGTTAAATGGCTATAGCTGGAAAAGACGGTAGTTTATATCTCGGTGCTAATAAGGTGGCAGAGGTAAGTGATTTTTCCCTAGATTTTGGTGCCGATATGCTTGAAACTACCAATATGGATAGTTCTGGCTGGAAAGAATTTATTGCCGGGCTAAGAGAATGGTCTGGTAGTGCAGAAGCAAACTGGAAAATGACTGATACTAACGGGCAGCTTGCAATTCAAAATGCATGGTTAAACGGAACAACTTTATCTGCAAACTTTAAGGTATCGTCTACTCAAACTTATTCCGGTTCTGTCCTTGTTGAGTCTATGGGTGTTCAAGTTCCTATCGGGGATAAGGTTTCTGTCAGTTTTTCTTTTAGGGGAACCGGCGCACTGAGTTACGCCTAATTGGAGGTGCTAAATAATGGCAATTAGCGGAAAAGTGGGGGCGGTCTACGTTCAGACCGCCGATGCTGCAGCAACATTTACAGATCAAGCATTAACCAACTCCGGGGATGGACTTACTTGGTATATTACTGACCGGGATAAGGCTTATTGGGATAAAAATACCGCTGTTACCGTTGAGACAAGTCCTGACGGGGTAACATGGAGTACAGCACCGGCGCATACTATCCAGTATGCCGGGGGCTATGTTGTTTTCGAGGCATCCCAGGCCGGGAAACAGGTCAGAGCAAGCGGTAAAAATTTCACAGTTTCTCAAGCAGGAGGATTTTTTGATTGGTCAGCAGATATGCAGACTGACATAGTTGAAAGCACAACCTTTATAAATAGCGGTTGGAAATCTTTTGAACCTACGATTTTAGGTTTTACCGGCAGCGCAGAAGCCTACTGGGGTGACGAAACATTTTTCAACAAACTGGGGCA